CATCATTGGATCAGGCGGCATTACAATTGGTTCTGAATTGATGAGTAGCTGAATTTCTTCGTACTGTTTCTGCCTGTCATCTTCTCCCGGAATTACATAGTCTGTTAGACCGATTGCGCGCTTCAGATACGGAAGATTCTCAGGCGAACCTAATGTCTGCATCACCATATCATTATTCAGCTGGAACAACTCCATAATGGAATCCTTCTGCTGATTCCAAGTGATTGGCAGATTTTCATTTGCCTCAAGTTCAATTGAGCCAATCTTACCTTCTAATTCAGCACGCCGAATGAACACATTCACGAAATTACCGAATTCGTCCTTCTTGACCTGCTTTTCATCATCCTTCACTTCACTGATGTACAATGGAATGACCTTACCAAAGATGTCTTTCCACCACATCGTCAGCATTTTCCACGTAGTTTGGAGTCTCTGTAGTGCCTGACTCCTTGACATGCTGTATTCAGATGCAGTGCGCGAACCACTCATCTGACCACCAAAAAGAGACGGTAAAGCTCCTGATACCATTTGACCGATTTCCTGAATCTTCTGGGCAAATGGTAATACTTCCTGTGAAAGTGTAGCCGTTTTAACTTCATAGAACCCCTCTGATAACGGCTTTCCCGACTTGGGTGTAGCAGGATATATTCCACCGGGGATAACTTCCGAATTACGGTATGCATTGAAATTTAAGACCTTTGGATCTGCGAACGTCTGCGGAATTCCATGCTCCACCGTCTGAAGAACGAGCGAAATGAGATCGTTAGTAATATCCTGTACCGAAGTGAGAAGTAAACCAATCGGATCGAAGTGAAGATAATCTGACAGGGGATTGTGAGTAATAGTCCAAAAGTCATCAAGATTCTCGTTACAAGCATGTGCAACTTGATCATTGACCACCACCACTTTCACGCCGTCAGGATACTGCTTCTTCAAGTCCTCTACTTCATCCTCACCTAGCACGTTATAAGCAGCAGGACGAAGCCAACAATTACGCACAGTAACATTATTGATAGGATGCTCACCATGATATTGAGGACTCGTTCGGCCCCATTGCTCATACAAGTCGTAGTTTGACGATCCCTGTCTGACGACTTTATCACGTAGTTCTGGATATTTTTCGAGGACATTGGAGAAATGCGTTTCATAACTGTAAATGAGGTAATTACATTCCTTCTGCGAGCGCGCCCATACCGGCACCTTAACAAACAATCCGCCGAATACTTCCATACAAATACGCGACTTCGGATGATTCGTCACCCCAACCAACCGAGTGACTGTTACAGTCTGTTGTACCTTATCCGGCACAATCTGACCCGCGCAATTCGGGCACATCTCTGCGCCCTCATCTATTGCCGCGTCTAGTGGTGCATCTTCTTCAGTTGGTGCGAACTTATCCTCTTGGATTGCCGTGATTGTCTTATCCGCCAACTCATGCTGACAGATTGGACAGATACTCAATTCATGATTTTCCGGCACTTCCTCGTATTTATTCTCTTTGTAAGTGCCGTACTCCTCTTTAGCCTCAGGATAACTGTAACACGCAGTCATTCCTTCTGTGCAATACACAAATAGTGCATGAAGCCACAACAATGGCGCGTTGTTATGTTTGAAAACCAACTCCGCGATTTTATCGCCAGCGCGCGCAGTCGTAATATCTAGAGGATTATCAGCGTCATCAGGATAGCAAGTGATAGGAGGTACAGTGACAGACAGAGCAGCGATAATAGACTCCAAATAAGCTCGATATACGTTGACCGGCTTGTCGTAGAATCCTTGGTCCGACTCATCACTTGTTTTTTCATTCTCAGGTATGCGCCAATCATGTGCGACCTCACTGTAGTAGGCATGTTGCACATTCTCCCACATCAGCTTTAATCGGCGCCATGTCCTGATTTGACGATCGCGCACACCCCTATCTTCATCATCGAAATGATCGACAATCTGCTTAAGGAGTGCTTTAGTTGCGTCGTCTACTTCTTTAGCCATTAGTATGCTGGCACTCTTTCTCTCTTACCGCCCCCTCGTCTTACTGCCTGAGCAGGAGGAATGACTTCAGAATTGTCTAGATTCCTCTTTTTCTTTCTCTCATCAGGACGACCCGACGTAATGCGCGGCATACTTGAATACGAGTATGTCGGCTTCGTCTCGTCATCATCCTCATATCCCGTAATGGTCTTAATGTCGTATCCTTTACGGAATGGCTGATTTGCAATCGCCTCTTGTTTACCCTGATGGAATGCCGTTGCAAGATTTGGACTCGACTGATCGTACTGATTCATTGGATTCTCACTGTATCTGAATCCACCTTTAGGCATCGCTTGTCCAGTTCTCGGCACAGCTGTTGGAGCAGTTGTAGGCCCAATACCTGAAGTGCGCGAACCTGAATTTGATGAACCACCACGATTAGCCATAATATCTCCTGCTATTGAAGTGCCCGTATTTGCAACAGCTAGAGCTTTACCAAGTTTACTCGTTGCTCCACCAAATCCACCGCCACCCATATAGCCCGTAGCACCACCAATTAGACCAGATTTAATAACATCACCTATACTGCCGCCTCGCTTCTTCGCATCAGCAGCACTAGTACCTGCATTGATACCCATCGATACGAGTGGACCTACACCCGGTATGAATGCTGTTCCATACTTGAGGCCATATTCACCAATCTTACTGCCAATTTTCGCCGCCTTCATTACGAAGCTCATGACTACCTCAGTCTGGGCGAGGGAAAGTCATAAATTCCAAACACTTGAAGTAACCAGAGAATCAAGAGTAAGACCACCACAACACGCAGAACTATCCTGAACGGTGGACTCATTGGAATGTATGTCTCTGCTAGATAGACAATCAATCCAATGATGACTAAGAGAATGATTAGAGTAATCATTTGCTGACTCCCAACTCTTGCTCTAATTCCTCAATTTCTTTCACTTTACCACGCATCAATTCTGCGCGCTTCCTGTCCTCTGCTTCCAACATCTGCTGCTTTACGCGCCACGGAATGAACTGTGGCTGTATAGCCTGTGGTGGTTCAGCAGATGGAATCAGAGGCTCGGGCTTATCCTTTTCCAACAACTTGCCTAGAAGTTCGCGGCGTTCTCGCTCACTCATCGTAAGCTGTTCGCGCAGAACCTCACAAGTTGCGCAGGTAGGATCAGGAAGCCCGAACCACTTTCTGAAAAGTTCTTTAATCAATGTCTGTACCTCGAAACAGGCTTAATAGAATCATCTTCTTCGACCTTCGCCATGTTTCGGTAGAATGCTGTCCAATCCTGACTCGCACTCAGCTTGTTGACTAACGCTTCCTGAGCTTGGATTTTCTTGAATTCTTGGTTACTCTCGTCAAAGAATCCTTCTGCCGCGTCAACAAGATATCGCAATCCATCGATGGGATCGTCACCTTCAAATTCTGCAATATCCTCAGCAGGTTTGTTTCCTTTTGGTTTGTCATATGAACACGCCTTAATGGCCTCTACTAAAATCTCACATCCCTTAAAGATTTGCAACTTTGGAATGTTTGTTTCAGGTTCCTGTGGTTCAAATGACTTCAAGTAGCTCTTATACTCCATCATTCCACGATTACGCATAATCCACATTGCGTAATCTTCGGAATATTGTGGTGTTTCTTGCTGATTAATCAGTTTCGGCTGCCACCGTAAGTATTCGTGTATGAGTAGTTTTCCAGCAATGCGTGAACCGGGAGTATTATTGGAGAGTTCCACGGATTGACCCAATTCATCTTCAATCTGTTGCTGAATTGTATGCTCCTGACCACGGTCCTGACCCGCGGACTTACAGAATCTGATGAGTCTGGGCGATTCCTTATCAATATATAGTTTGACATGTGGTGCCCACTCAGCAATCTTCGTCTTAACCCAATACTGTTCGCGATAAATGTACACGCGCTTAGAAGGAGAAATTGCCGCATAACCAATCCACGTCATAGCCGCGAAACCCCAATCTCCAATGACCATCCTGGGCCACCATTGTGGAATCTCAAACGGTTCAATCACATGTATTGCATTCGCCGGCTCATCCTCAAACTTCCTATCGCGAAACTCATCGAATACTTGACCCTGATACGCATCCCAATCGCCTAGGAGTTTAGCTTTTCTCTCAGCCTCAATAGTGATGCCCTGAAGTGATTGTTTGTAAGTGGGGTCAATATGTTTATTATCTTCTAGTGTGGAATGTATGTAGATTCGTTTATTTCCACCTCTACCAACGATGATCTTTCCACCTTTAGGGTATGGTTTAATGAACCGTTTGTAAGTCCAAGTGTGACCAATTCCACCAGGCATTCCGGCAGCGCGAGTGATAGAGGGTAATCCTGAATCCTTCGGAGCACGATTACGTTGAAAGGTAATGTAGGTGTAGATCCATTCTGTGATACTTGTAAGCTCGTCCGGAGTATACAGGCAGATCTGCATAGTGTCGTATTGATGCACATCATCTTCATTCTCACAGTGTCCGAGAAATATCATGGCTCCTTCGTTGACTCGACCAGTAGAGCCATACTGATCTTCACGCGGAAAGGTCCAACACATTTCAGTCTTGTTGAGAGTAGCTCCAAATTTACGATATAACTCTCTAGATCGTGGTATAATTTCATTACGGAGTTCAGGGTATGTTCGTCGCATGAAAACTTGCTTGAATTTTGGATGTTCATGCCATCGATGAACGATCCCATATAGAAGGAGCACATCTGATTTACCTGATCCGGCTCCTCCGCCATAAAATGCTTCCTTTACAGTGACTGGAACTGATAGAAACAACTCTTGCTTCGGCTCGGGTCTCCATTCGTTGGAGCTGAATACTGGCTTCTTCTGTTCAGTATCCACTAGTATTTCCTTCGATACTCAGTGTATGGACGGAAATCGAATAATGGAAGCTGATAATTACCCATCACATCAGATACTTGACTCTGTGCAGGATTAGTTGCTGAAGAAGGTGTGGATGAAGATCGATTCCGCATCTGCTCCAACAAATAATCTTTCACTTCAGGAAGCATTGGCTGCTCAGCTTTATCCTGTCGGAATAAATTTCCCAAAGGACTAGTTTTCCAATCTCTGCCACGCGAGAGAAACTCTGACATTAAATCATAATCACCATAACTGGTTGAAGTTTTACCAATACCAGGTCGGTCCCACACTTCATTAGAAAACTGATTCCGCATACTAGGATCAGATGCCAATCCTCTGAATCCTGCTTCCTTAGCTCTTTTTACAGCCTCAGCATACATTTCACTACCTAGTCCCTTATCCCGATATTCATCAGCTAGATAAGTCATACTTACTGGTAAATGACCCTCGATAGTCCGAGGACTAAGTTCAATGTATCCTGCTACAGCGGGTTCACCAGGATCTATGTAACTATTTCTAGTAGCATCCTTGATTCGGAGTTTGTAGTGTGAACCCCACTGATCAGTAATCTTCTTCAATTCTGAAGCAAATGATCCAGCAGGTTTGCCCATACGCGCCGCCACATCATCTAATGTGCCGAATGCCGGCGCATCAAACATCGCAGTCGGCTTACGTAATTCCTGATTCATGAACGCATTCATGATTGGATTCATATTACTTACATCAACGTCTCCAGATACTGGATTCGTCATTAGTTCTAACTTAGTTTGTGGATTATTTTCCGGTCCAATTCTCTGATCTGTGCGCGGCACATGAGATGGAACCGGCTCACTCGGTATTGGTGGAGATACTTGTGGCATCTGCATTGGTCCGATGCCACCTGATTTACTCTGCTGAACAGTCTGATTGAACCCATAGTCATCTTCAGGTCGTTTCAGAAAGTTACCGAGCGCGCTGAAGAATGCCATTTCAGTACTGCTGTTCAGGTTCCTGTTGTTGCATCTGTTGG